CTCATACAGACATCAATGGATTGCACCCAAGAAGAAAGACAAAGGCAACAACGAAGTTAAAAAAACACTGATGGAACTCATGCCAGCGGCTAAGATGAGTGACATTGACACACTCAGCAAGATAATTACCAAGGCAGAACTACGGGAGATGATGAAGGATCTTGGAAACGACAAGTAGTCATGTTTGCAAGTACTGTGACAAAGGCTTTAAAAAAGAAAGCACACTAGCAGTACACCTTTGCGAACCTAAACGCAGACATCAACAGCAAAATGAAAAGGGTGTTCAGATTGGACTGAACGCCTATCTGCGTTTCTATGAAATGACACAAGGATCAGCCAAGTTCAAGACCTATGATGACTTTGCCAAGAGTCCGTACTACAATGCGTTTGTGAAGTTTGGCAGACAGTGTGTGAACATTAACGCAATCAACGTAGAACGTTACATTGATTGGTTACTCAAAAACAACAAAAAACTGGATCATTGGGCAAAGGACAGCATGTACGACGAGTATCTGCAACAGTATCTGCGCACAGAAGCACTCACAGACGCACTACAACGTGCTATAAACTACTCTATATCTTGGGGTGAGGAAAAGGGTTGCGAGCCACATGATGTGCTACGCTATGGCAACAGCAACACGGTGACATACGCTATTAGCACAGGCAAGATAAGTCCATGGATCATATACAACTGTGCCAGTGGACAGCAGTTCCTTAACAATATGAATACAGATCAGATACAGATAGTATGGCCTTGGATTGATTCAGATTTCTGGCAGAAGAAGTTTCGAGACTATCCCGCTGATCAAGCATACGCAGAAGAAATACTAAGACAGGCAGGTTGGTAATGAGCGCAGATGTTGATATAGATTTTGCTGATCGTAATACTATACTTGAGCTGATCAAGCACATTCCTGCACGGCAAGAAAACAACGGCGAAGTTCGCAAGCACAACTCTGGTGTTTATGTAACTCCTATTCCGGAAGATCCAATACATAACTGTGCAAGCATTGATTATCGTGAAGCAGAGGCACGCGGGTACTTTAAAATTGACTTCTTGAATCAGAGTGTGTACACATTAATACGTGACCAAGCTCATTATGATGCCATGTTAGCCAAAGAGCCTGATTGGAATCTGCTACTAGATAAACAGTTCTGTGAACAGGTGGTACACATCAGCAACTATCATGATTTGGTGTGTGCGATGCGTCCAGATAGTATACCCAGGATGGCGGCTTTTATTGCTATCATACGCCCAGGCAAAGCACACCTACAGCGACAGCCTTGGGACGCAGTATTTGCTAGTGTGTGGGACGGAGATGATACTGCCGGGTTTACGTTTAAGAAAAGCCACAGCATCAGCTATGCACGATTGGTAGCACTACACGTTAATTTGTTGGAAGAAAAATGCAATATGTAGCATGGCCGTTCATTGGCGGTAGTAATAGTATGACCAGGGGTTATGCTTGGCGCAGTATCACTGACAAACTGGATAGGCTTCCTATTGTGTATACACAACTGGACAAGTACCATTGTGTTGCAATGACTGAGCAAGACTTTACAATATTTGCACTAAAATGGGATCATCAGAATATGGAGTTTTTAAAGTGGCAGATTGCTAATCCACCTTCCGCACAAGAGTAATGCTTTTACGTTTTGTTTTCTTGCGGCTTAACTCTGCAAGACTAGTTGCAGGACCAATGATGATATCAAGATCTTTGTTTACAAATGTTTTGAGATAAGGTTTAAATGGATCCCAATCCTGCTTGAGAAATATGTTAATTGGAATACTACGGTTACTTTCCCACCACCAGGTATTTGCCAGATCTAAAAATAGTTCTTTTAATTCAGTGCTTTGTATAGCACCAAAGTCATATATTGTGGTAACAATGTCATCGTGATTTTGAACTACGCCAACATATTCATTGCCTGAGTAAGTACACAATGTTATAAAAGGGTAGCGTTCTGCTAATTTCTCAAATAGTTCTGGACCCATAAATACCTTATAAGGAGTTTTTTATTAATGTATTCAACCACGGCTTATTTATATCAACAAAAACAACAGGTTTTACTCCTGGACAGCAGTGGTGCGTATTTTGACAGGAGATGGCAACCAGTGTATGCAAAAAATTTAAAAATCAATCGCGGTGTTGATAATGTCATACTATTTGAATTTATCAATCAAGACCAGAAGCCCGTAAATATTTCGGGCAGCACAATTACCTTTGGCTTAATCAGTCAAGATGGCACAGAAAGCCTTCTACGCAAGGATCTTGTAGCCCTTAATGCAACCTACGGCAGAGCCAAAGTTACCATCACAGAAGAAGAATTAGATGTCATTGACGCACAAAGAGCAAGTTGGAGTTTAGAACGAGGAAGTGGTGATCTGTGGGAAGCAGTATTTGTAGATGATTATGCCGGCGGACGTGGCGATTGTGATATTGTAGACAGTGTGTACCCTGATTTTGTACCAAGTCAAGAATTAATAGTACCAAGTTACCAAGTTCCACAACCAGACAATCCAAACCGACCAACCACTAGTGCAATTTATACCGAAGGCAGAGACTATCATAGTTTTCAATTTGACTTTAGAAACGGCGGAAGTGGATTCAGCGGTGTTGTAAAAGCTCAAGCCGCAGACACACAATTAGGACCGTGGTACGATATTGAAAATACTTCACATGTGTGGGACAATCAAATGGAAAGATATATTCTGAGTGTCCCAGGTAATTATCATTGGATGCGTTGGGAAATTAATCAGTACGGCTCAGGCGCTACAGCAAGTGTCACCGTAAACGAATCTTACGTGATAGGTAGTGTGAGTATAGATGCACCAGGCAAAGACTTCCTGATAGGAAATGTTGCTCACATTGACATCTCTGGGCAAGGCGCTGATGCTAATGTTTACGCCACAGTAGAAAATGGACAGGTAACTGGTGCTGTGGTTGTTAATCCTGGCCAAGATTACTACGGAGCGACTCCTACAGTAACAATTGATGTTGGACACATTGAAAGAATCACATACCGGTAAATGAAAACACTACTTGCATTTGGGTGCAGTTGGACTTACGGTGATGAGCTACGTGATCCTGTGCTTAAACCTTGGCAAGCGTGTTCCGTTGAAGAAAACAACAACTACCGTAATAGTAATTGTTTTGGCGGATTGATTGCCCAACATTATAATATGCAATTTGTAAACATGGCTACACCAGGTGGAAGTCTTGAAAGCATGCGATATTCTTTACACTATGCGCTGTGTAATTACAACCCAGCAGATATTGTTGCCTTAGCAGTTCTTACATACTCAAATCGTATGAGTTTTTATGATCCAAATTTAAAATCAATGTGGCCTTGGGATAGGTTTCGACACAGTGCCTGGCATCAAGAAGACACTGCTTTTCAACAAATTGGTAAATTATGGTTCGCAAATTGTCATGCAGCTGATTATGAAATTTTTAACCTCTGTCAGACTGTGTATTGCTTTGAAGGAAGTGGTGTTCCTTGTGTTATTTCCCAAATTCTAAACACCAATGACATAATACAAAGCCCAAGTAAAACAGATTTTTATATGCGAGAGTTTTTAAAACCTGAACACTATCATGCAGGCGGCCATCCAAACGAAAAAGGTCATATGATTATTGCACAGAGGTTGATTGAGCACATAGATAATGCTAAAATATTAGCATGATTGATCTAGTAACATACTTGCCAGCAAAGCGCAAACAAACATCAGGTGGATGGATAAGTTTCAATGCACCTTGTTGCGTACACAATGGCGAAAGCCAGGACAAGCGTGGACGAGGTGGCATAAAGTTTAATGAAGACAGCTGGAGTTATCACTGTTTCAACTGCGGATTCACTGCCAGTTTTATGTTGGGACGCAATCTCAGTTTTAAAGCCAAGCGTTTGCTGGGATGGTTTAACGTACCGCAGGAAGAAATAGAACGCATCAATCTTGAAAGTCTACGACATCGTAGCATTGAAGGACTTGCACTAGAGCGGCAACAGATACAACAAAGTTTGATGAACATTGAGTTTGAAGAGTGCGAACTGCCCAGCCGTGCATACAAGATTGAAAAAGACACAGTGCTGTGGAACTATGTTGAGGATAGATGCTTGCCCCAAGACTATCCATACCTGACACAAGATGTAGAACACAGTGCCCGTGTAGGATTCATTATACCTTTTACACACAACAACACCATAGTAGGATATGCCACCCGATACATTGATGGCAGAATACCCAAGTACATACAGAACATACAACCAGGCTATGTGTTTGGTACAGACTTGCAACAGCCCGATTGGCAGTATGCTATTGTCGTGGAAGGTGTAATTGACGCACTGTGTATCAACGGCTTGGCTGTGTTACACAACAGTATTAACGAAGCACAAAGCAGACTGATACGCAGTTTGGAAAAAGAAATCATTGTGGTGCCTGATCAGGATGAGGCTGGACTCAAAATGATTGACAGCGCACTGGAATACAACTATAGTGTAAGCATACCTGACTGGCCAGCGGACATAAAAGACGTCAATGATGCTGTTTGTCGTTACGGAGAGATAACTACACTGCTAATGATAATGGAAAGCCGTGTAAGCGGCAAGATCAAAATTGAAATGGCTCGCAAAAAACTGAAAGCAAAGGTTAAATGAAAGATTACTCACCGGAAGTACAACAACTATTCTTAGAAATCATGATGCAAGACGCACAGAGCTTCCTGCGTGTGCAGAACATATTCAACAGTGAAAACTTTGACAGGCACTTGAAAGAGACTGCACAGTTTATCTATGATCATGCAAACGAACATAAAACATTGCCTGATAGGGCACAAATAAAAGCAGTCACTGGTGTCACACTGCAAGAGATTCCAGAACTTAACGAAGGACATTTGGATTGGTGTTTGCAGGAGTTTGAAGGTTTTACTCGACGCAAAGAACTAGAACGTGCCATCCTCAAGAGTGCTGACTTGCTAGAGAAAGGCACCTATGAGCCAGTGGAAAAACTGATCAAGGATGCTGTACAGATCAGTTTAACAAAGGACTTGGGCACAGATTACTTTGAAGATCCACGTGGTAGACTTGCAGCACTCAAAGACAACAACGGACAGAATAGCACAGGTTGGCCTGCACTGGACAAACTGCTATATGGTGGATTCAACAGAGGTGAGCTACAGATCTTTGCAGGTGGTTCAGGTTCAGGTAAGAGTTTGTTCATGCAGAACTTGGCTGTAAACTGGATGGAAGCGGGACTCAATGGTGTGTACATTACACTAGAACTTAGTGAAGGCTTGACTGCCATGCGTATTGACAGTATGCTGACTAATACAGCCGCAAAGCAACTGTTCAAAGATCTTGACACTGTTGAAATGAAAGTCAAGATGATGAAAAAGAAAGCAGGAAACCTGCAGATCAAATACATGCCAGCACAGAGCAACGTGAATGATATTCGTGCATTCTGCAAAGAACTACAGATTAAAACTGGGCGAGGTATTGACTTTATGTGTGTTGACTACTTGGACTTGTTGATGCCAGTGAGCGCAAAGGTTAGCCCTAACGATCAGTTTGTAAAGGACAAGTATGTTTCAGAAGAACTGCGTAACTTGGCCAGGGAAATGAACATCTTGTTTGTAACAGCATCGCAGTTGAACAGATCGGCTGTGGAAGAGATTGAGTTTGACCACAGTCACATCGCAGGCGGTATATCCAAGATTAACACTGCTGACAACGTGTTTGGTATCTTTACAAGCCGAGCAATGCGTGAGCGTGGACGCTATCAAATACAGGCAATGAAAACACGTTCAAGTAGTGGTGTAGGACAAAAAGTAGACTTGGAGTTTGATATGGAGAGCCTGCGTATTCGTGACTTAGGCGAGGATCAAGATTACCAAGAGTTCAAGAAGCGTAGCAGTAGTATCTATGAAAGCATCAAGAGCAAAAGCACTATGACTGGCGAAGAGGCTAGTGCCGCAGTTGAAGATGAGCCTGGTAAGATACGAGCAGATGTAGAGAGTACCAAACTCAAGCAGATGCTAGCAGGACTTAAGGCTAACAAGTAACATAATCTGTTATAGGCATAACTTTTACTGCTTTGCGTTTCACCTTCAAGTATTCGCTGTTGTCTTTGTGATGCAGTTCACCTTCACCGATTACCACACTGCCGTTTGAATACTTTACAGGCTTGTCTACAACTAAGTCCACATACTTG